ACAAAGTATGAGGGTTCATTACGTCTGGGGCTAGCCCTGTTGTTAACAAAGCGGGGTGTGCCGAACACACCAGAATTCATTTGATATGCTTTCCTTGCGCTGTTAGTTGGGTATCGGTTCGCAACGAAAGTGCCCTGGTTAAGCAAATCTGGTGTATTGAACCAAATGTTAGTACCGTAGGAAGTAAAACGGTATGAGTCAACCAATCCTGAAACTCCATTAACATCTGGGGGAACGATGTTTCTCATAGCAACCGTATCAATGACTGTCATGTAAGTGCCTGTTTCTATGTCAACCTGTATCCAATTTGGGTAAGCCAATTGTTCGATGTTAGAAATACCCCATGTGTTGGTTACTGCAGCCATAACTTTATCATCAAATTCTCCTCCTTTATCACGAGCAACGATGACACCCAGGCTTCTCAAAATTGGTAAACCTAGATAAAGCATCGAATAGGTCTTGCCAGTCAAATCAGTCTCTCCATCAGACTGCCATGGGAATTTGATCGAGTCAGTATATCGAAAGAATCCTCCGACTGAGGACTGTGTGGCTCCGTCTGGGACTCGTGCTGCATCAGTAGAGTGAGTGTGCTCTCCACAAGGGTCTGTATAAAGTATAGCGAACTGTTTAGCTTGATCAGACATCTGGTCAAGTCTTGAATCATGTGTGGTCGGCTTTGCCATGCCTGACTGGACTCCGGGATCTGGATCTTGTTTGTCTCGGGTCTTTCTTGTTCTCCTGCGTTGTCCTTTTTCATGCTTGTTTTTCTTCTTGATAGCGGAAGTCGAGGCTGATCGGACGTTGACATTTTGGGCCTCGATTTGAACATTGTTGGGTTTACGTTTTTCCATTCTTCAACACGCTTTCGGTTGTTCTAGTCCCCACGTGATGACCTCTTCATACTCTGTCTCATGGGGAATAAAACGTTTCTTAACTCTCCTAACAACGCAACTCTTCTCACAAGCGATTTGTTCAGCGGGTGTCATGTCCCATGCTTTTTTAAAAGCTAACGCGTGTTTCTAGTGAAATGGTGGGTTCTCCTGTGCGCCATGGTTTATTGACGATTTGGAACCATTCATCCATCCACGGTCCCAAAGTAAGTTTCTTTCCAGTTTTTGTGGCTTCAATCATTTTAGTGGCCATAGATGAAGCAATGGGGACTCCCCAACTGGCGGCTCTCTCACATAATCCAAGGGTGTGAATGTAATCAACCCCACGTTGTTTTGAGAAGTTCTGTGTAGACCATGAAGTTCTACCCATAATTCTAGCTGGATTTCTGGCCATTGTGGGACCATAGTCGGTGAAAATCAATCTACTCTGACAAAACTCTGCTTTGTGAATATCTCGAGTATATTCAAATTTCATGTTAAAACCCAATTGTTTAAAAAGCGAAATGTCTTGAGCCTTGCCCAGGTCACACATGTTGATAACAACCAGAGAGTCGTCACCATTAACCATCAAGCTATGCCTGATGTTATGGCGTTTCAAATAAAACGTCAACATTAA